GAACACCTTCATGCATATGTTTTACATCTTTTTTTAATCCTGTAATATATCCATAGATAGCAAGTAAATGCTCTCTTGTATTCTTTGGTCTAATTTTATCTCCGTTAGGCATTATATTGTTCTCCTACTTGCAATAACTTTTTCTTCAGGAGATAGTAAAGCTTCTTGTGTTCTTGTCAACCCTGTTTGAGGGTTAACATTTTTTGTTGTTTGTACAACAGGCTGTGGTGTATTTGGTAAAGCTCCCGTAGTTATATTGCCTTCGAAAGGTGATATTAATTTTTGAAAACCTTCTTTTATAACAGGAGGTATTCGATCTATAAGAGTTCTATCTTTTTTTACAGGGTCACCTTCACTATCAAATATTATTCTTCCATTTTTATCTAATTTATAATCATATGTTTCTGGATTATAATCTTCTGTAAAAAACTCCTTACCTCTGTAATCTTCTATTACTTCTTTTAATTCTTCTCTAGGATATACAAAATCTTCATTTAAAGAAAACTGTCTATCTTCTGTAGCTAATTTATTTAATTCTGATTCTATTGTATTTACTTTTGTTTCAAATCTTTTTTTAGAAAAATTAACAGGAGTAAAAACACCATTAATTAAATTAGTTCTAACTTTTCTAGATACTCCTGCATTTTTTAATATTTTTCTTATTTCATCTTCATCTAAATCTAAAAGTTCAAAATCTTTTATTCTAATAAACATATCTTTTTGTATTCTAAATGCTTCGTCTTGCATTTTTTCAAAAGTTCTTATCATATCGTTTGGAGTATTTTTTGCATAATTATCTACATTATAAAATTGTTCATTTTCATCAACAGCTCTTAGTAATCTATTCATAGTTGCTGCTTGATATTTTAAACTTTTCTTTACATCAATTCTTATAATTCTAGTACCAGCAAACAAAGCAAGTAATTCATCAAATAATTTTAATGGTGCTCCACCTTTTGTAAGATCTAAACTTAAAGCTCCAGATATTTTATCTGCACTTTTTGTTGCTCCTGGTTGAACACCGTCTAATACATATGCAAAAGATTTAGCAAACTTTGCACCTAAATCATCTGATGCTGAAAAAACTGTACCACCTTGATCTTTTCTACCATTTCTAGTTGTTACATCTATGAATCTATCAAAACCAATAGGCTCCGTAATGAAAGGTTCTAAAAAAGTAAAAACAGGACCGTCCTCTGAAAACATAAGATCCAAAACATATTTTTCTGTTTCTTGTGGATTCAGGTTTTGCTCTCTAGCCTTAGCGATAGCTGCCGCAAAAGGTGCGTGTAAACTATCATAAGGTGAGAAGTAAGAGAAATTTATAGCTGCTGACTCACCCTCTTTCCATCCTTTGATTGGTAACAGTTTTGATCTTGAATCCCAAACAGCAGCTCCTGATCTTTTATAAGCGTCCCATTGTGCGTCTGTTGAATTAGTTAGATATTGAGCTGTAGATACAAGTCCAGTACCAACCGCAAAATTTGTTAATGATGCTCCTGTTAATCTTCTTAAACCCATCTGTCTTATTGCAGGGTTTGAATGAGCAGACTCTTTTAGACCAATGGATATGGCATTTGTAGCTGTTCTTAAAATTTCTGCAGGGAAAGATATGAAAGATCCGACAGGAAGTTTTCTTAGATTCTGTATCGATGGCGGAACTTTACTATAAGTCGGATAAGTGTTTCTCAATAGATAGGCTGCTGCCTCATCGAGACCATCATCAAAAGTTTTTTTAGCACCTGTAACCACACTTACATCATCAAATGGTTGACCCATAAATCTAAACCATTTTTTTATATCTTCCATGTTTTTAAGAGCTAGTCTTAAATCAGATCTGTAAAACTCAAAACCAAAACCTTTCCACAGGTTATCTCCTCCTGCGTATAATCTTGCCACCTTGTCTGTTGGTGTCATCTTTATTAACTTATCAAATAATTTGTCTGTGGTATTTATTTGATTATTTTTTATCTGATTAACTATTGCTTTTAATTCTGATGCAACAACGTTTTCATCCCAAACTCCTAATCTAACTAATCTTTCAACATAATCATTAAATTTAATCTCATCAACTCCCTGTTTCCCTGCACTAAATATATCATCAAATACCATTTTCATGGCGTTTGTTACACTTGCTTTACCACCTATGTGACCATTCATAAAAGCAAAAAGAGCAGCTGATGTAACATTTCTTACCTGTGTTTGTGGTGAGTATAATGTTTTACCAATCTGTACTCCCACTTTACCCTGCATTATTAATCTATAAGCTGGTATTGCCAAAAGATTATCTAGCACACCACCGGAACCTTTAAACATTTGAACAAACTCGGGAGAAGCATATAAATTTAAAACATCTGATCTTAAAACATTACCTAATCTTGGCACACTAGTTATTTTTTGTGGATCTAATATACCTGCATTTCTTGCAGAACTTGCAGTTGTAAACAACCAGTTATTGTCAATACCTGATTTAGCTATTACATCCAAAGCTCTTTTGTTTGCTGCTGCAGATATCATTTCAGATATAGTTAATGATACAGAACTTTTTAAATTTTTTTCTGTTCCTAAAAGATTTTTTACAGCTACAGGTAATTCTTCTCCCGTTTTTATAATTTTGTAATCTTTAAAATTAATTAATTTACCTATTTCTTTTAATTGCAACAAAGGATTCACACCATCTGCTTTCCCTGTTCTTAAAATAGTCTCTGCTAAATTTGCAGCAGATTCTCTTATAGCATCATTTGTTGATAATTTTGGAAAATCTTTTATTGCCTCTTTTCTTAATTCACCTTTAATTACATTTTTAGATAAGTAATCTATAGCTTTATCCAAAACATTTTTTTCTGGAAGATAATTTGGATTTGTAAAAGTTGAAAAAGATCTTACAAGATAACTACCAACATTACCTACTTCTATTTTTTCTAATTCTTTTATTAAATCTTCTCCTTTTTTACCTTTTGGTAATAAACTTTTAAATTCAGACATTGTTTTTTTAATCTCTGATCTAACATCATTTGCTAATGGTTGAAGTTCTGTTGGTAAATCTTTTAATTTTTTCTGCCCTCTTAAAAAATCTTCTACTAGGTCGAGATAATATTTTTGTAGTGCGGGAGATTGATCTAGATTATTGTATTGTTTTTCAAAACCTTTTGCTAAATCATAAGCTTTTTTATCTAAACTCTCCATGGTTTTATTTATTTTTCTAGCTCTACTTTTTACAAATAAGGCAACAGCTTCGTTTACTCCCTCTATGTCTTTTGGTGTTTTACCAAAAGATCTTAGATAAGATAAGATGTTATCCAATCTTTTTAATCCTCTGGTTTCTGGATTTCTAGATGTTACACTACCTAATCTCCATTTTTCAAATGGTGGTAACTGACCAACCATTTTACCTTTGTATATTAAATCTTTATCTAATGTTGACGCTAATCCTTTTGCTGCTTTTGATAATACAAATTTACTTGCACCACTAACAGTTTTTGCTGTGCCACTTACGACAGCGCCTCCAAATTTTGTACCACCCAATAATAATATAGGTTTAAACACAGCAGCATCTACTGCTTTTGCACCAAGACTAGCTGTAGTTTTTGTTGCAGGTTTAATTCCATATCTATAACCAAGAGCTATAGATTTACCTACAATAGGAAAACCACCTCCAACTGTAGCTCCTTCAGCACCATATTTAATTTTATTTCTAAATACGGCTGCTGCTTTTTTTCTGCCTGTCAAACCTTCTGTGTTTTCTGGTTCAAAAAATATAGATGGTCTTTCAGGTTCAGATGCTATAAAATCTGTTGCACCAACTATTGTTGCTCCCTCTACAACCCTAGATGCTACCGTGCTCACAGGTTTTTTAATACCTTTCATTTTACTTATTGCATTTTTTATTTTTGCAACTTTTGGTATTCTGTTTACAACTTTTTGAATAAGACCGCCTGGAACACCATATTGAGTAAGTAAACCTACTAATTCACCTCTCCATGTTTCAGGTCTATCAGGTTCTTTGTCCTCCATGAATTCTTCAAAAGAAGATTGAAAATCCGTATCTAAAGCAAGATCTGTTCCGGCAAATAATAAACTACCCGTACCTTTTGCAAGATCAAAGATACCTGTTTCTATTCCTTTTCTAACTTCATCTAAACCTGAGATATAATCCTTATCATCCTCACTCTCTAATTTTTTTATTATATCCTCACCGGCAGTAAGAGAGGCCGCTGTTCTAAGTTGTGGATTTAAAAATAAACCAAACCTTAACATGCTGGTATCTTCTATCTTACCTTCTTTTGTTTTTTTTGGTAAAAAAGATCTAAAAAATTTTACAGGTGGTTTTGGTTCTGTCAGACCTGTTAGTGTATCTTGAAATGATTGTTTTATTTCTTCTATGTCTTTATTTTTTCCAGGTTGTGTATCCTGAAGTCGTTTATCTTTAAGATATCGTTCTAATGCAGAATCGGCCATTTTACGCCTCCGCTGGTAATATTAATTCTACGTTATATTTATTGTTAAAATTAACAACATCTTGTTGTGTTTGAATTATTGCAAAATCTTCAAGAGCTTCAGGACTTGAAGCTATAAGTTTTATAATATCATCTGATATCTCTCTAGGTAATCTAGCTCTTAGTGTTTCGTAATCTATTTTAAGATCAGTATCCATCATAGGATCTACATCACCACCCATTTGATATTCAACTCTACCACCCTCAGCTAATGCTAGATCCGGTGGGAAAGAACCATTTTCTATATAAAATTCTAAAGCATCATCTATTTCCTGTTGAAGCATCAGATCTGTTGAGGGATTAGACTCTGCATATTTTTCAGTTGTTTTTAATTTCTTTTTAATTTTACTTCTAAGAGTGTTTAAATATTCTGGATCTTTTAATATAGAGTTAGCAAAAGCATTCGTATTCTTATTACCTCTTAGATATTCTAAAACACCTCTGGCCTGTTCTATAGCCTGATTATCTTCTGCTGTTTTATTTTCTTTAGCTTCTAAATCAAATATCTCAGACATTTTTTCATCTATCAGATTTGCTACTTCTAATTTTTCAAAAGTTTTTCCTGTCTCATCTTTTTTAGATGGACCAAATCTTGATAAATCATTGTAAACATCACCTGCTTTGACAATTACATTTTTTCCTAGTTCGTTATCGAACAAGGTCAATAGTTCTTGACTGTCTTTTAATTCTTGAGCTGCTATTTTTTTATCAGCTCTTCTTTCAGATAAACCTGAAGATAAAAGAGCACTAAAAAGAGAAGATTCTCTGTCGGTTCTATCATCTCTTCTTTTATCAATATCTTGAAATAATTGTGCTGTTGGTGCTTTGGCTGATGATGCCGCTGTAGATAATAAACCAGTAAATCCTTTTCCTGTTGGTGATCTTGACATTAGATCCAAACCAAACGGTATTAAAAATCTAGACATCATTTGTCTTTTAGACATTTCATCTGATGGGGTATTAGCCTCTGCAAGAGCTCTAGCTCGTGCAATTAAATCTGCTTCGCTCATCCCACCAACAGCTGCGTCTCCTGCTGATTGCATCATGTTTACGTTCTCATCTGTATTTTGATTTAATCTATTAATTTCAAATTGATTTACTGAACCTGCATTTTGATAATTTTGTCTTGGTGTACCTAAACCAGAAGTAATACCTTCATTGGTAGAACCACCCATTCTAAACATCGGTCTTCTAAGTACTCTGCTCATATTATTTTAATGCGCCGTAAATACCTGCTCCAGTAGCCGCTGCACCTAATGCAGTTTGTAAGAAACTTGGAGATGGTGGTTGTGGTGCTGTTACTGTTCCTGATCCTTGCATTCCACCCATGATACCCGTAACAAGATTACCATAGTTTTGTAATTGTTCTTGTGGTTGAAATGCTGCCTGTCTAACCGCTTCTCTTTGTGCATCAAGTACACCTTGAGATTGCGCTTGATTCAATGCGCCCAATGAACCTAAACGTGAAATATCTGTTCCTTGTAATCCAGGTAATGCTGATGCTAATCCCATTTGATTTGCAAATTGTTGTTGTGCAGCTTGTTGTGCTTGACCAAATCCTTGTTGTAATAATCCTGCTTGTAACGCAGCTCTATTTCTATCTGAACCTGCTTGATACTCTGCTTGCATAACACCTTCACGTCCACCACCAAATGCACCAGAAGATACTGCTTGATCTCTAATTCTTTGTTCTTGCATTGCTGCTTGTCTATCAAAATCAGCTAATGTTGTATCAATAACTTGAGATTGATAGGGTGACATAAATTGTTGAAATGCTTGTGGTCCAGTTGCAGCTTGTGCAGCTTGAACAAACGGTTGAAATGATCCAACACCTTGAACTGCTAAACGTTGCGCTTGTGTTTGTAATGCATCTTGTGCAGCAACTTGTGGTGCGAGTCCTGATAAATTTTGTTGTCTTGTTGTAAATGCTCTTGCAGCATCCTGTCTTGCTTTAAATCCTGCTGCGGTTTCGCCTGGTTGTTGTGATATACCTGTAATACCTGTTGATACGACTGGTACACCAGTCATTGCTACGGCTTGTTTGGCAAGATCTTTTCCTATATCTTCTACAAAAGGCGCTGGTCGTGATATTGTGGTATCTGTTGCCATTATAATACTTCCTCTAATCGTTGTGATGTTTTAAACATTTCTCTAGCGCCATCTAATCCTTGCGATTCTTCTGATACTTCACCTCCGGATTCGAGGTTTTTCATCATGTTATACATGACTTCTGCTCCCTTGTCTATATTTCCTTCACCAGCATTTCTTACAGCATCAGCTGTAAATACAAATTCATTCTTAGATAGTCTAGCAGGCACATCGTCTGCTCTTTCCATTCTACCCATATCTACAAAACCACCTGTCTCTCTATAGTCTTTTTCTTTACCATCCATCTCTAATAATGGCATGGTTTTTTTGGCTACTGGTTCCGCATCTCCACCTTCTTGATAACCTGTTCGACCACCATCTGCTTGTTCAAATCTACTACCTACCATTCTTGGAGCTAAAAAACGATAAGGGCTATTTCTTATGGCATCAATATCTATTCCCTGAGTTCTGTAATACTCATCAACATCAAAATCGTCTTCCTCTTTTTCTTTACCAACACCAAATAAATCCATTAATGCTGGAACACCTAAACCTAAAGTTATGCCACCTCCTAATGTTGGCATAAAAGATCCACCACCTTTTGTAATTCCTAATTTACCAAGTATACCTTCAGTAGCTGGTTTAAATAAAGAACCCATTCCTGGTACTTTTTTAGCTCCAAGAGCTGCTTGTCCAAATAATTTTCCTTTTAAGCCACTAAAAAATCCTGATCCTGTTCCTGCATTATATTTACCTAAAGCACTAGCTCCTAAACTTCCTAAACCATATAATAATGCTGCTTTACCTACCGGTGACTTAACAACTTTTTTGACTGCACGTGTTGCTTTTTTAACTAGCTTACCTAAGAAATACATTTGTCTTCCTGATTCAAGGTCCATGATTCCTCCTACAGGATCATCCTCTTCAGTCATACCACCGTCCATATATCCTGCACGTCCGCCATCAGCCATCAATTGATTGTATCTTACAATACCTAAATCATCGATAGCTTCTTGTTCACTGTAATATATTTTTCCATCTATCATAACGCCTTGTACACCAAAATTACCTGGACTATTAAAAGTTGTTGTTCCTGTTGGAGTATTGACTGTAAAACCACCTGTTCCTGATGATGGTGTACTAGATGGTGTCATTTGTGATGATGAAGAACTAGTCGAAGCCATTGGACTTGGTGAAGGCGTCGAAGCCATTGAACTTGGTGAAGGCATAGATGCAGTTGTAGTAGCTGGACTAGTGTTTGAAATTTTAGAAGATAGTAAAGCAGAGATTGCACCCCTAGCTTTTTGATTAGCAATTGCTTGAGCATTATTAGCAGCAATGTTTTGAGCTAAGGTATTTTGCATTGAAACTCCAGAGGAGCCTCCTGTTTGAAAACCTGCACGTCCACCCTCAGCCATACCCGTGAAATCAAATATAGAGCCCGCAAATCTTGGAGCAAGACCACCGAAATTTCTAGTGCTTGGTGTTGGTGTCGTGGTTGCAGGATTCAATGAAGCTAAATATGCTGCCTCACTGTTAAAACCTAATTGAGCCCAAAGAGGAGTTACTTGAGCTGTACCAGTGTTATCACCACCTTGTTTATTTTCTGGTATATTAAATCTATCTAAATAAGTTTGATAACCTTCTCCAAAAGCATCTTTAACATCTGGACTACCTGCTTTTTCTGGATTTAAATCTATATAATCTTTAACTGAAAAAGCGTTAGCTCCTACTCTTTTATTAGGATTAGCAACTGAACTTTCATCAATTGTTGCTAAGTCTTGATCTTCTAAACTTTTAGTTAAATCTAAAAATGCTTGAGGATTAGTACGAGATAAATAAGATAAATAATTTTGTCTTTGCATTAAATTATTCATTTGAGCTAATTTACTATTGGATATACCAGTCAATACTCTTCCAAAAATAGTTTTACCAAATAAATCTTTTAATCCACCACCTCCATCTCCTCCTTTAGAAGATCCTAAATTTTCTTTAAACCCAGCTCTTTGAGCTTCTAATGCTGCTTTAGCGGTTTTTGATGTTTTATATCCAGCTGGTAGACCTTTAAATTGTGCAGAAGGATCTCTACCTTTTGGTTCTCCATTACCTCCACTTTTACTGCCACCATCTGGAGTTCCTCCTCTTCCCCCTTTTCCTTCACCGCCGCCTGGTCCTGGACTTTGACCTCCTGCTCCTGTTGGACCTCCACTTTTACTGCCACCAGAAGAGGGTGCAGATCTACCTTCTTGATATCCACCAATACCACGATAACCTGGACGTTTACCAGTTGTAGATGGTTTTACTAACATACCTCCATCTTCTAACATTTGTCTTATCTGTTGTGCTCTAGTTATCGCCATCGTTTTATTATACTATAATTTTGTATCTCCTCCAAGTGGTAAAGCTTCTACAATTACTTTAACATCTCTTTTAATGTCATCAGCTACGGTATCAGTGTTTGAATCCTGTACGTCTTGCATAGCTTCTGCGTCTGAGTTATACTCTTGTCCTGTTTTTATATTAGTTAATGTAACTTCTGTTTGTGGTGTTATAATTTTAACTGGTTTACCGTTTATTACTTCTATTCTATATGATGCTTCTGTTTCTATAAATGACATATTAATCCCTATTTATTTCTAATATTGATGCAATTACGTGTAATTCATTTGCATCTGATGCCTGTGCCTTTAATACCTCATTTTCTTCTAAAATTAAAGGGTGAGTTAACAGTTCTGTTGTTGCTTTTGAGGCTATTGATTTGTCTTTAAATAAACTAAATATTGCTGCTGCAGCGTTTGTTATAGTAAAAGTTATATCACATCCTGATCCAGCATCTTCAGATACTATAATACTTTTGATTATAGCTCTAGAATCAGATGGTGCTGTGTATATCGTAGTATTGTCTGTGGTAGTTAGATCTACTTTTGCATTTTTATATATATTAGCCATTGAACCAACCATACCTTTCTTGTTCTTGTTTTAACTCATCTAAAAATGTAGAATTTAATTGATCTTTCATAATAGTTAAAGCTCTGTTAATTTGTTTTTGATTAGACACATCATATTCTGTTTTTGGTTCTGGTATTCTAATATTTATCTTAGCCATTATCTACGTCCATCTGGTTGTACATCCAAACGAAGTGTGCCAAATCTCCAGGATTCGCCACTATCATCGTTTTCTATTTTAACGTTTATAAATCGACCTCTAGCTCTTGTATCTTTTTTAATTGTAGTTGAGTCTATTGTAAAAGGACTCAATGTTGTTGTGGTATCAGATTGTTGAGGATATCTTTTTATTCCTAAACTTACTTTTGCATTACCAATTAATGTTTTAAAATCTGGTATAAATCTTCTCATAGCTAAAAATACTTCACCTGCAACTTTAGGACCGCTAGCTCTACCTTGTGCATTTCTTTGTCTCTGTTCTAAATCAATATCATATGATTTTACAAATGATGAAACTATAGTAGTGGATCCATCTTCATTAACTTGATCTGTTCCTACTTCATGTTCAAAGAATTTGGTTTGACCTAAACCACTTTGGCCTATAACATCTGGAAAAGTACCATTAGATGAACTGTCATATTTTGTACCATAAGGCTTTGGATATACGATAGCATCAATCCAAGAGGTTCTTGATTCTGTTCCTGTATACCACACACCACCTTTCATAGGTTCACCATAATTAAATACAACATACTTGTCATTAAAACTAGATCCTTGTGACGGATAATACCAAACAACTTCTGTAAATAGGTTATTAATACCTGCTGCAACTTGTTGTCCTTTTGTCGTGTCAAAATTATCAAATACAAAATCTTCTACACTACAAGGTAATGATTTAACTGTACCATCAAACATAAAAAAACCATTTGGTGATAGCCAGAAAGCTGCACCATCTATTTCAACAACTGCATTCTTACCTATTAATCCACAGTTAGTACCAACTTGTTCAAAACCAAATGTAAATGGTGCACCTACAAATTTCATTGTGTACAATGCATTATCTGTAAATACTAGAATCGTTTCTTTTGCTTTAATTGCACCTACAATTTTTGTGCCATCTTGTAATCTAAAATCACCAGCACTGTTAATTGCAGTTGCTGTGTAATCATTTATATCCTCTTGATTTGAAAATCTTATAAACATATCATCTTGTGTTGTTTCATCTCCGATAGTTGTTTCGGTTCCTAAATGACATAAGTGTCTTGTTGTTGGTGATACAAGAGTTAATCTTGATGCTGTTGGATTAGATGCTGTAGAAAAACTAGAAGTAGTTGTAGCAGCTCTTACTGTTGTTGGCGCTGCAGCTCCTGCATTCCATGTAAATGTTTTACCATTTCCTATAGTTGCAATTAACACTTGACCAAAATTATCAAGACTCCACAGACCAGGTTCTAATATTACCTGAGAAGCTTTTACAGCACTTCCAAAACCAGCAAAGTTTGAAGCATCGGTAACAGCGTCTAAATTTGAATGCGCTTGACCGTTTGATGTACCAAAAGTTGCAGTTCCAAAAGCACCTCTAGTAATACCTGTTAAAGTGTTTGTGCCTTTTCCAGTATATGTAATTAACTCATTTCCAACTGCTATAGTCCCTGTTGTAGGAAGACCAGAGTTTGATGTAACATTAACAACAGTTCCTGATCCACCTGTACCTGCAGTATCTGCAAGTAATGCACCATTTAAAGTTGTTGTAAATGGACTTTGAACAGTTCCACCATATTGACCTATACCAAAACCATAACCATAAGATTGTGCAGCAGGACCAACTCTTTCATAAGGAATAACAGAACAAGATCCTCCACCTGCAGAACCTGATGTGGTTTGTGTACCTGTTACGATTGCGATCAAAGATGAAGTAACTTTAGTTACTTGAAATAATTTATCTTCAAAAGCAGCATTTGTTAAACCTATACCACTTGGTACTGTTACATTATCTAATAAAATAATATCACCAGATTCTAAATTATGATTAGATGAAAATGTTAATGATACTTCTTGTGTTCCATCTTGAGCAGACATTACAACACTTCCTATTGTTGATTTGATAGGTGTTATATCAAACAATTGTCCTTCAAAGTATAATAATAAAAATTTATCGGTTCCAATAGCTACATACCTGTTTCCTTCTAAATCAACAAAAGCATGTTGTTTTCTAGCGACACCAACAATAGTGTCTGATATTAAAGAAGACCAACCACCAACTTTTTCTGGTAGACTATATCTAAACCTTACATTGTCAGAGTCTACCCATCTATTCTCTGCGCCTGCAGTTGTATCTTGTTTATCAATCCCTGGAAGAAAATTATATTCAATAAGGGCCATGATCCGTGCTCCTTATGCCGTGTTAGTTTTGTAAGCCCAGCCTCTTGTTGCATCCACATACACTAATGCAAAAGCTTGACCGTTAGTGGTTAGTGTTAGGTTTGATGTACCTGTATTTATTGGTTGACTGTTTCTGTTAACAATCAAATTGTTAGAGTTAAAAGTTCCTCTTGCATCAATAAATGTAACCTCTGATCCCACTGCTGGTGATGCAGGTAAAGTTACAGTAATTGGGTTGGCTGTTGTGTTTGCAAATATTTGATCACCATCCACTGCTGTGTATGCAGTAATTGTTGAAGAGTTTAAAGTTACATAACCTTTGTTACGAATACCAAGACTAACGTTTGTACCATCCGAATAAACTAATGAAGTAGATCCTATAGGTAATACAACTCCTGATCCAGATACTGTTTTAACTGTAATAGTATATAGTGCAGAGGTACCTCTTGTTGTTGCATCTTCAAATACTATAATTCTTTCGGCTCCATCTGGTATAGTCACATTTCTATTTGCACCTAATGTACCTGTTAGTTTGATGTATATATTTTTACCATTAGAAGTTGCACCATTATCAAGTGCTAAAGCCAGATCTCCTGATGCTAATTGTGCTGATGATAAATAACCTGAAGATAATTGTTCTAAAATTTGTAAGTTTGTATTAGTAATTGTTCCCCAAAGACCTGCTTTTTCACCTGTAGTGACAAGTTCTAGTTTTGAGTTTGTTGAAAAAGTTGATGCCATAATTCTCCTAATACGGGTCTATTGGTACCCAAACTTGATTGACTCCTGGATCAATATCATTCCAAGTAATAATACCCGCGTCTTTTACTGTTAGCGTCATCGGTACACCAGTTGGTGTTACGTTTGCAGCCGCTGTCACTGTAACACTTCCTGTGCCAATGGTCAATTGATTTCCTGTAACCGAAACGTTGGCTGCCGCTGTTACTGTGATTGTGCCTAAACCTAAAGTAAATGGTGTAGCTGTAGGTGTTACATTTGCTGCACCACTAATTGTTAATGATCCAAAACCTAAAGTTAAAGGATTACCTGATGGTGTTACAAAAGCTCCTGCTAGTGCAGAAGAACTACCAACCGCAAGAGTTAATGCATTAGCGGTTACATTAACAGTAACGTTAGGGTTAAAGAACGATGTCGATAATGGAGCACCGGATATAGAAGTCAGGCCGAGCATGGTCTATGCTCCTGGGTCGATAATGTTGTTGCCTTCGATCGCGGCCCATTCTTGAATTGCTTGGTAATGTCTGTTTGCTGGATCATTTGGTACAATCATTTCTTGACCATCAATTGTAGCAATATAACTTGTACTAGCTTCGCCAGTAATAGAACAATTAGGTTGATATTTTACTTTTGTAATATTCATTTTATAACTCCGCATCTAATGTAAATGTTGTATTTCTATCCATATAAGCAGCACCATTTGAAAAATTAAATGATGACCATCTAGTACCTGGTCTTGTATTGGTTGGATCTTGTGTTTGCCAACCACTAGCATTTCCATAAGTAGGTTCTGCTCTTAATTTTTTTGGATGAAAAAAAGTAAGCCAAAAATTAGAAGTAGAATTATTATAATCTGAAGATAAAATTAAATTATCAACAGCACTACCATCTGCTACTTTTTTATAAAAATATCTAAAACACCTATCTTCATTTACATCATGTGGTAAAAATTCAAAGTCGCTGGCTACCGAACCTGCCTCAAACTGAATCCCAGTTATATACCATTCGTTTGATGTGCTATCTGCATGATTAACTTGACCTACTGCTTTATTAGCATTTGATCCACTCTCCCAAGAAGTAGATAATGTTCCTGAATTAAAATTTGAACCACAACCCATCCAAAAAACTAAAAATAAACTTGCATTATTATCGTTACCAAAAGCACCAGTAGTATCTCCAGCAAAAGTTAGAGTTTTCTTTTCCCATGTATCGGATGATGAAATTGTAAAAGATTTGCAAATTTGTCTAGTGTTATCATTATCAAATAATTCAACAATATTTGTACCAGTTTTTGTAGCTTTAATCCAAAAAGAAACAGTTGTACTTTCAGCAGATGATGTTCCTTTTTTTAAATACTGTAAATTTTGACCTTCAATTTTTTGTCTAATTTGTAATTGATCACTAGCACTTGGAGAGGCATCAGCAGTTGTGCAATCCATTTTTAAAGACGTTGCAAATCCTTGACCAGTAGGCACATCAGTAGATTGAGATTGTGTCCATGTACCTAAACTTGATGCTACTGTTTGAAATCTATCAACTGTGTGATAGCCATTTCCTGTGATAGAAGCAGTTGAAGTTGCTCTTTGAGCAATACTCATATCTCCATTGATGATTATATTTCTAAAGTTTGGTTCACGAATATCTGCCAGTGCTGGGTTTCCTATTCTAGTTATCGCCATATTATAACGCCTCTATTTCTGCATCAGTTAATCCCAATGCTTTTAATTTATTTTGTGCAGATATTTTATCATTTGCTTTTTGTGTTTCTGTATCTTGTTTTGCTTGATCCATTTCTGTTTTAGCAACTTCATATTCAGCTATCCAAGTATCTTGATCTGATTGAGATGGAATACCACCAGGAAATTCAGTTATAATATTATTTTTTGTTGACATTCCTTCTTGGTTATCAAACTTCCATGCTATTACTTTTGCTATATCAATCATGCTTCAATCTCCGTTATTGTAATTGAACTAGAACTAACACCACCAAAAAGTTGTGCTGCACTAGATGCCATACCATTAAATCTATAAGTTCCAGCAAAATAAGGACCTGCTCTAACTTTAAAAGTCGTTGCACTTGTAGTTCCTGCGGTCATATAGTGATTAAAAGCTGTAGTATTCGCAACATCTGCTTGTCTTGCTGCTTGCATAGTAGCAGCTAATGCATTAGCTGTTGAATCTTGAAACAAAGCAGTCATCGTAGCATTATTGGTAATATTTAATGAACCTATAATAACAACTTGAATAAGTAATTTATTTGAAGCATTTGTTGGAGTAATAGCCAATGTCATAAATTCTGTGCCTTCAGTATTTTGTGGTATAGTATTATCGGGTGGTACTAAAGTTGTTCCTGTAGCTGTTGTACCATCAGTAACATTAACTATCTGAACAATTTTTCCTGTTAAAGCAGCACCATTGTTCTGTAATGTTCCAATGATATTTGTAGTGTCACCAGATGCACCGATAGTAATAGTGTTACCACTTTCGTTGATAATGTTATTACCGTCTGCGTCTTGTATCGTGTCTGCTTTTAATATACTTGTCATTATGCTCCTATCCTATATGCGCCAAAAAGTGTTGGGTAATTACTAGAAGCACCTTCAACAGTTAAAGTACCACTACCAGCTGCAGTTTTCCCGTAAGCGTATAATTCTATGTAATCAGATGAACCATTCATATCTATAATTGAAGAATTAAGTGTAGATGCGCCTTCTCCATCATTACTATCAAAATCAACTAAAGAATAAGTATAACTAGAACCATTTTTATAAATATAAGTTACGACAATTTCACAATTAGCAGTGCTGGTATCTATTCTTACTTTACTATATACTAAATACTTACCAGCTACAGTGGGAGTAAAACGATAATTAGTTGAATTGTCATAACAACCATCTGTATCAAAAACTTCTGTGTTACATTGAACTTTAGTTTGAGTGTCGTGAGTTATACTTGCACTAGAACTTAAAATTGCTTCAAAAGCTGGAACATTGCTTTGTAATGTAACACCTGATCCAATAGTAATGTTACCAGATCCAGAGCTAGTTGTTAATTCACCGACTTTTAAAATTCCGTTTGCCATTATGCTAATATCTCCGCTACTATTATACTTGATGCTCCTCTAAAATTTCCTGCTGCATCCCCATCAGTAACTGATCTATTTAAATATAAATCTGCTGAAGCTTCTGTAGCTGCAACAGGTTTGTACGTGCATTCAGAAGTTGTATTAGGTGAATCCATCACTATCATAGTCATAGATCCAAAATCTGCGCCAGAGTTAATTCTTTCAGTTAAAAATGCTCTTGTTCTACTTCCACCTGCATCGGCTACTAAAACATCAGTTGTTGTGCCACCAAGTGTTCTTTGAATTTTTGCTGCCATTTCATAGGTAGATGTTGCACCCCATGCACAAGTAGCCATAATAATAATTTTACTTGATGTGCTTGAAGGAGTTATAGCAACTTCAAACCCTGTTGGATTGTAAAAAGTTTGATCTGTTGTTGATTGTGACCAAGTATCTGTTTTTGTAGTTTGAACAACTTGTGCTATTTTACCAAAATTAGCTGTTCCAGAATTTGTAAGTGTAACTCCTGAAGGAATTGATACTGTATCTCCACTTGTACCTAGCGTTAGCGTAGTACCTGTAGCTGGATCGACCTGATTTGTTTCTAATTTACTCATTATAAAATTACAAATGTACTCCCTGATGGAATAGTAATTGTTCCTGATACTGTAACAGGACCAACTAATGCTCCGTTTGTTGAACCAGCCATTGACAGAGTTGTAAATGACTGACTATTTTTCATAAAAAAAGTTGAACCTAAACTTGCTGCGGTCACCGTCGAGTCCGTCGGCGTTCCGATGTCAAACACATCACCCAGAATAGTACCAAAAAAAGTATCAGAAGATGCTGGGTTTGAACTAAATGTAATTTGAGAACCCGAAATTGTAAAGGCCGCTGGATCTTGCACGACTCCTGAAATAGAGATTATACAATTAGCTTCGTTACCTGGAGACACAGC